TTTATCCTGCCCTCTCTGATGACGCAAGTACCTGCGTAGTGCTTGTCTGCTTTCATACAAACTCAAATCATGGTCAGCAAGAGTCACACCAGAACTGTGCTCTGCAGTCTTATTGAATTCCTCAATGCGTTTCATTTCTTTAAGATAGTCAGCCTGAGCACTATCACTAGCACGTTTACGAAGATTCTCTGCAAGGGCGCCAGCAGCGCCACCAGCAACAGCCTTACCACGACCAGTTAACCGAAGAGGTTGACTAGGACTACGCACACCAGTTCCCTTAGGAACTCCACTACTGAAAGAGCCACCAGAGCTGCTACCCATAGAGCCACCCCAGCCACCTCCTCCACCTGGAACTTTGTTAGGCATTACTTCATGCCCTTCTTGTAGTTCTTGCCGTATTCCTTCTTGCGTTCAGCAACGCCCTCTTTGCTTTCATGCTTCTTCATAGCACTTTTAGACTTGTACATTTCGCCAGTGCTTTTTTCCTTGATGCCCTTGAACGCAGGCTTCTTAACAGCAGACTTGCTTACAACAGTCTTGCCAACCTTACGTGCTGGTACCTTCTTTGCCATAGCCATTATCGAACCTTCCGATTTCCGGTCTTATTGAATCCCATTGATGGACTTGACTGTGCCTTATTTCCCTGAGCCTTCAACTTTGCTTTAGTTCTAGCCTTGACTTCAAGGTTGGCTCGCTTTATGACTTTTCTACCCTTCTTCGGGGAAAGTTCCTTAGGAAGGGGACCCCCTATTTTTACGTCAGTCAAATACTGGCCATAGTCACGCATCATACCCTTACGAGCCATTGATGCCTTCTCGCCCTTAGGGCGTGTTTCTTTCCACACCGTTCCACCAACTTTTGCAGAACGAGTCAGGCTTTTACTTTGCCTAGAATTTGGTTTAGTCATGCTTGCGCTAGAAGACGTCTTTTTCGCTACACCCTTGACTGGTCCGTTTGGTGATCTCATTATCGTTTACCTCGCTTGTATGCTTTCTTTGATGTTGCACGCTTCTGCTCGCTAAGACCAATAGCGATAGCCTGCTTGCGTGATTTAACAACAGGACCCTTCTTGGACCCCGTATGTAATGTTCCAGCCTTAAACTCGTTCATTACCTTCTTGACTTTATTAACAGGCTTACCAGCCATAACTACCACTTTACCTTATTTGCCCAATATGCTGCAGACATTTTGCCCTTAGCAATGTTCTTAGCATGACGTGCTTGGAATGAGTGCCTACGAGCAGCGTAGGCTTTAGACTCACCCTTCTTCTTTGGTGAACCAACAACACCTTGTTGACCAAAGCGAATCAACTTAACTTTGTCACCCTCTTTAGCAACAACAACATGTGAGTGCTTGGGGTCGTTAGGTGTACGTTTAGGCTTGTTGTAGCCTGACACACCAGCACGAGCGAGGCGAGGGTCTTTCTGAGGGCTAGGCGCCATATGCCACACCTGTCTTATCGCTAATATCCATAGCCTTACGAATCTTAGCAGTAGTAGTTCCATCGGGTTGAATACCTTGAGAGCGAGCCTCTCGGTAAAGATTCATTTCAGCATCCCAACTTTTCTTAGTCCAACCACTTGCAACAACGTCACCCCTGGCATCGCCAGTGGACATTTGAAGATTGGAAGCCCGTAGGCATTCCCCCCAAGTGCTGTGGTCTTTAGTGGGACAACCAGTTCTGCAAGCCATTAGTTAACTCGCAAACTGCTTTTGTTGATAGCAACACTACGACAACATTCAGCGTAGTTTTTACAATCCTGTGTTGGACAACCAGTACGACAAGCCATTATAAGTCCTCTTTCAAATGGTACTGAATGTGTTCATCTAACGCTTTCTCTATCCTGTCCACACTGCGGGCAATGTCGGGAAGAGAGCGACCGCCATTCGCTGTTGGCTGAATGGGGTAAGTCTGTTCTTTAATAAAGTTCTTCAAAGGTATAACAACAAGCCACCTACCAACAACAGTGGCAATACCTAGTACGGTAGCAATAATGCTAACAAGGGATGCAAGGTTTTGGATTTCCATTATGAAGAAACCACCGTATACCCTGCAGCCTGCAAACGTGCAGCCTCGGCTGCATCAACTTCATAAGTGCGTCCACCAATATAGAAAGGTGAATGGGCACGAATTAAATCTTCAGTGGGGAAACGAGTCTCTGCGTAGCCACCATTATAACCATAAACACTTACACCACGATTGATGCGATATCTTGCAAAAAGTCTGCCTTGACCAGCAGGACCTTCCTCAACTGAAGGTGTAATGAATTTATAAGTCATAATGAATCCTTTGAGAAGCCAATCCCACCCACCACCATAAAATGGTGGGTGAGGTTGGTGTCTAAACCGATTAGGCGATAGACGAGCCAGTTTCGATGCGGTAAAGCGCCTCTTCGCGGAAGCGGTTGAAACCGAGAACACCGTACCAACCCATTGGGCGGTGACGCATCAACTTGTCCACAACTGGACCGATGACAACGTGTGGCTCTTCGGCAACAGCCTCAGCGAGTGCTTGCTGACCTGCAATGAACGTGCGGTAAACCTTGTTCTTCTTCTGCGAAGCAAGAGTACCAGTAACAGTACCAGTGAGTGCAGTGAGGAACGTGTAGGTGTTAGCGCCAGTGACAGTAATCTGCCACGTACCATTGACACCAGTAACACCAGTTGCACCAGAGATGGCAATGAAGTCACCAGTGGTGTAACCATGTGCAGTCTGGGTAACAGTAGCGGTAGTACCATCAAGTGTGATACCCGAAGGTGCACCAGCAGAACCGCTGTTAGCACCGTCGCCAGCAACACGCAGACGAGGTGACTCTACGAAGAACGCGCCTTCAAACGAGCCAATTTCGCCAGCCCAAATGCCGTCAACAGCCGAGTATTCGCTTGGCTGACGCCAAGAACCCTGACCCGTTTCAGCACGAAGGTCGTGCGAAACCTCTGGGTGAATACCAGCCCAGTACAGGTTGCCCTTCTTGGCAACAGCATTGTTGGCACGCAACTTAGCAACCGAACGACGAATCTTAGCAGCCGTCAGAGTATCAGACGAGGTGACAGCACCAGTCGAAGTCTGCGAACCACCGTACAGTACGTTCGTACCACCAATAAGAGCGGTCTGTGCAACTTCGTCAATTGAGTCAGCCATGTTGTATGCAATGATGTTTGCAATAGCAGGGTCAACATCAGCGAGGCTGAACAGGTTCAGCGCACGAGTGACGAGAACTGCGTTACCGTACTCATTGAGAGTAACCGATACCGACTTAGGGGTTGAAAGACCAATAGCGTCAGGGTCAACTGTTTCAGTAAGAGTTGACGAGACACGCGAAAGGTCCTGGTAGATCTGGAAGGTAACGCTGGAACCTGGGTTCGTCAACGCTGCAGGACGCTTGTCTGCAATCGAACGAATCAGGGGCTGAGTACGGAGTTGGAATTCGACAAGTTTGTCGTATGCCTTCTGTACTAGACCAGCACTACCAGCAGCACCACCGAGCGAGGAACTCGCTGTGGATACATAGGTATTAGCCATTAGTTTTCCTTAATAGGGGGTTGAATTGATTACGATTATTGAGCACCGTAAATCATACTTAAAATGTCTTCAGCGCTCTCGGCGTTGTTAAGACGTAGATACATGTCATCCAGTTTATCTGGAGTGTTAGCATCTGCAGTAACCATGTCAATCTGACGCAGAGTAGCAAGGTCTGCGGTAGATTCCTGCGGTTGAGCAGGGGTTACGCCAAAAACATCAGCATATTCTTCTATCCAAGAAAGCAGTGAATCCGATGTGACCTCAAGGTCTTGTGGAATAAACGCGGCAATCTTAGGACTGATGCCTTTTTGTTCAAGAACTGACTTGACTAGAGAATCACGTTGGGTTTTGCGTAGTGACCCAAGTTCGTTCTCCAACTCCTTGATACGCTTTTCTTTAGAACGGTCCGAACGACGCAACTTTTTAACAATGTCATCACCTGACCCACGACGAGGTGGCGTTAGTTGCTCTTCAAAATCGTCCTCGAAATCGTCCTCGAAGTCGTCATTCCAGTCTTGCATGTTGTTACTCATCGTAACATTCTCCCTTTTACTATGTGTAGTCGTAGATTCTCACTCTCACACAGGGGTATGTGAGTTGGCTTCTACTACCAGTCTTCTACTAGATGGAGGCTGGTCGGTTCCATCCGAGTGGAGAGTGTGGGATTTGCACCCACGTACCAACAAGGTCCACGTGTGGCTTTCTCGCTGGGCTTTCTCGAAACTCCCCTAGGACTATACTTGTCCTGCTCTTGTCCGGCTTAATGAGCCGGCACTAGTTCCTGCTTGCTTTTGGAACTCGCTACGAGCCTTTGAGCGTAAACCTTCAACGCGTTGCGTTTGAACGCCTGTGATGTTGCCCTTCTGCTGTTCAGCAAGAAGGTTATTACCAACATCACCAAACATTGTTGCAGCATTCTGCAAACCCTTTTGCTCTGCTGCACTAGTGGCAAAGCCTTGACGTGCTTCATTTGCAGAAACACCTTGATTGTACAAATCAGAAGCATTAACTGCTGATGTGATACCAAACTCGTCTGCACGTGCGTTAATGTTGGCAGAGCCAACTTTCTTTTGAAGTTCAACAGAACCCTCTTTGCCTTTTAGCAAAGCCAAAGCCAAATCGCCACGACTAAGACCAGGATAAAATGTGGCAAGTTCTTTCTTCAAATACTCGTCAGCATTGTCGATAGCAGCAAACGCGTTATCCATGCGTGACTGCATTTCAACAGCATCAACATCATTTCCAATGATTTGAGCAATGTTGTCTTGAGTTCCCATGGAATTTAAACCATACTTCTGGAATGTCTTTTTCATATCCGAAGACATAGTCGCATACTCTGCAACGCTTGGAATGTGAGATACCGGAATACCTGAAGCCTGGCGCTCTTTCAACATTTGAATACCGGCAAAGCGGTCCTTGTAAGACTTTGGGGCATCCCTATCTGTCAAAAGCAACTGTGGTACATCAGCCTCGCTAATGCCCATACTGTAATATTTCTGCGAAGCCTGATACAAGTCGTTCAACCAAGGTGCTTCAGTTTCAATGTTGTCAAAGTATGAACTAAAATATGTTTTAAAAACATCAAAAGCTGGAACCTTGCTTACTGGTGTATCTGCCATTAGACACCAAACCCAAAGGACTTAGCAAAAGACTGTGCAAGGTTAGCAGCCTCAGTATGAGCCATTTTGCTATACTGGAAACGTGCATCATTCTTGCGAACAAAATCCATAACTTCGGAATTGTTCATGATGTATCCCTTACCATCCTTAGAAGCGCTAAGGACTTTGTTAACAGTAGTGTCATTGAACGACAAATCATTAATGTTCGTATCTGTCATCTGTGCAATAGTATCAAGTTGGTCCTGAGCCAAGTCTCGCAAAGACTTGTTAGGGTTAGCCTTAATCAGGTCACTGAAAGCAGAGTACTTGATAGATGCCCTATCACGATAATCATTCTGCAACTTAGTCAAGTCGGTCTTGCCCTGAACCAAATTGATGGTATCTTTCAGTAAGGAATCTGGATTGGTAGAAATGCCCATGTCTGAAGCATACTGTGACGCTGCAGCATAGTTTTGTCCAACCATACCGCCAAGGGTTTTACCAGCCTTGATTTCATCACTAGCAAACTTGATAACAAAATCTTGCAAGAACAAGCCAGTATCAAAAAGATAGTTGGTACTTGAACTAACATCGCTAGATGTTGAAGTAGAGTTGCCACTTCCATCATAACTTGTTACACCACCGCTACGGCTTTTCGAGCGCGTAGCAAACATCTTCTCTTGCTTATGCAGAGCATTGTAGTACTGTGCCTTCTGTTCTTTAGAAGCACGGTAACCGAACAGTTTGATAAACTCTGCATCAAGTTGCGAATAAGCAGTAGTTTTAGGAGTTATAGAAGCACTTCTGCTCCTAGAACTTCCACCGCTAGTGTGCTTTGAACCAGGTGTAATTTGAACACCATTTGCATTGCGTGTTGCTTCTGCCGCATTACCACCACCAACTGGTGTGCCACTGTCGTACTGGTCTTTCTGTGGCATTACTTAGCACCTCCCAATAGTGGTGAATCAATAGGATTAAGTTCATCTTGAGACAAATAGCGATTGTACATTTGCTCAAATCCTGGATGTTGAGCAATAATGTAATCCGCAGTTCTGTCACGCCAATCAGCATACTTCTGATTTGCTCTACTTGACAAAGTAGTAAAACCAGTGCGTTCTTGGTTAGCCCAAAATTCTGGGGCAATGGTATTATTGCGAGCATCAAGATACATCACAAGACCAGCAATAGCATCATTGTTCTTGCCAACAGTATCCATAAACTTCTTATCGGAAGTAAAATGCATAGCAATAGCAATAAAAGCATCACTCTTTTGTAGAGTAATTCTGTTTTCACGAGTATCCCAAAGAGGAAACTGCTTACCTATGTAATCAGCAAGTCGTTGCTTCCATGGGGTATAGTAATTCTGGTATGCTGGTGTGCCCTTTTTAATGCCATTCTTTTTGGCATCAGCCTCAATGTAATCAATATTGGCTCCGTAGGTAGCCCAAGCAGCATTGTACTGTGCGGTGCGCTCAGCATCCTGTGGCGACATGTTACGAGACTTCAAAGGTGTGCCATTGACTGTAATACCAAAAAGTGTATCATCAGCAATGGGACTGTACTTTTTATCTCCACCAATTTGGTTGAACAATTCACCAATAAAGGGATTGTCTTTGTAGTACATGTCTGCTCGTTCCAAAGACTTCAGATTATTCTGAACACCCTGAACTGTTGCAGTTGTGCTTACCAAACCAAAGCGGTTGTCAACACTTGATGACTGCAAGGTGGCTGTAATGCCTTTCCCAAAGGAAACACCCTCATCTTCAAGTTGCTGTGCAAGAATCAAGGAACCCTGGGCATACCCATTCTTGTCTTGCAAAGTCTTGAGACGCCCATTAAGTTCACGCATTTTGGCATCGTCGCCCTTAAAGGCGACAACGGGACCAACAGCAGAGGATAATGATTCAAGAATCAAAGCCTTGCGAGCAATGTCAGTTGCACGCTGTGCAATCACAGTATCATCTAATGCTTCATGATTAAGAATCATTTTAGTAACAACTTGGTCACGAGCAGAGTTATAGCGCGCAATCCAGCGAGTCTTAACATCAGGAATTAACTGCTGTGCTAAACTATTTAATGGAACACCAAATCCTACACCTGCTGCAAGAGCAGAAACTGTGGCAGAGTTAAATGGTACCATTGAACCGTATACGTTACCAGCAACACTCTTGCCATAACCTTTTTGGTAGAAAGGTAAAAGGTACTTACCACTAAACTCATCAAAAGTCATACCAAGATGTTTTTGCAAAAATGCATCAGTATTGGTATTCTTTTCAGCCAGTTTAATAACTTCGGTTGCAACAGCCTCACCAGCAGGACCGCCAAGAGTTGGTGCTACAGGCAATTGACCTTGGAAGATAACATCCAAACCTGTTGGGTTTGCACTCCAAGTATCTTTGCCAGTAAATTTGCGAATCCAAGAAGGTGCAGTAAAAACAATATTTTGAGTTTGTGAATCCTTACTCCAAGGATTACCAGACTCAACAATGTTTCCATTATTGTCATACACATAACCAGCACGGAAAGGTGCATTGTACATCTTAGCCAGCATATATGCTACTTCGGGGTTGCGAAGTGATGTACCAAGCCAGAAACGGCTTGAATTCTGATGTGCCATGTAGAATGGCGTAATGAACCGAATGAACTTACCTGGGTCTGTGTAGCGCTCTACAGAGTAAAGACGTTGCATCAATTCTTTGTATGCACGGTCTGTGGCAGTAACTTTAATAAGTTTAGCATTGCTTGCTACATACTTGGTTAGTTCATCACCTGAAAGTCCAGCAGCAATGCCTTGCTT